CTATACTAGTTTCAACTATAATTTTGCCATCTGCCAATGAGTTCTCACCACCTTTGTGTTGTGATTTGTCATCGGCATCTCAGGCTCTACTTGACTTTTTCTATCTTAATTTCAAATTTCTTCTTACAGTTGCGCCCTTTACAAATAACGAATACGCCTTTACTTTCTGCGCATTCATCGTCGTATGTTATTGGCATCTCGTATCCGCAATGTGGGCACTTCACTTTTTTTTCAATATCCATCCCCTCCTAAAACAAAGCGTCCAGGCTGTTGGCAAATTCGCTTTCCTTTTCTTCTTCTGACCGATAGTCAGGCAGCCGATGTATCCGTTTTAATTCCCGGTAGGCCTTCTTTTGTTCCGGGGACATATCTTTCGTGATCTTCATCGTCCGGTATCCCACGACTTTTTTAAATTCATGGTCATCCCGCAGTGCAGACAGCAACGATCGGAACGCCCACCAATGTAAATAGTCAATGCGCACCAGATCAATGCTATATTGATCCAGAAATGCCGCGTAAATCAACGGCGCATCGATATCGAAGGAATAAACAGGCCGTGGCGCTTTCTCCTTCTGCTCGTCGTTCTCGTTACTTTTTTGGGGTTGATCATCGCATCGATAAAACCACATGAACCACTCAATGGCGAGATTGACATCAAAACCCATGTTGCCACAAAAAAAACGGTCAACAAGCGGTATAGTCATTTCGCCCTTGTTTTCCATTGTCCCGGGTCCATTTGCGATAATTTCAAACTCAATCATCAGGCGAAAATCAGTATCAACTGGATAATCAACCCCATCAACAGCCACTTTTTGTGGCAACGCCTTTGTCAGTAGATTCATTTTGCCGGAACAAACTTCTTGTTAGTAACTGGCTTTGTTTTTGGCAAATGATCCATTGGTTTCGCTGTTTTTTTTGCGTATTTTGACGTAAGCTCGTGGATGCTCTCTTGTGCGTTCGGGATCTCATTGATCACTTTTTCAAACGCCGCCAGTGAGTTTTTTAAGTTCATTTTCCCCTGGAAAACAGCATCTGAAGCGCCGTCTCCGAAGACTTTGTCAAAGAAATCATTGACGATCACGCATTGTTGGCGGATCGCATCGCCAAGCCGATCTGTTTTTTCTGATTTGATGCTCAATTCATTGATTGCATCCTGAAAAGAATCAGCAACGTCCGCGTCCATTAAATCTAATTCAAGTTCAACACCATTAATTTCTATCATTAGTTAATCCTCCTTAGGCTGCTGCGGTAAATGTTGCGATTTTTTTATCGGCATCCAGTACAACAGTGCCTTTTACAATAGGGCCGTTTGACTTCAACGTACCACTGTAGGTGTACGCGTCCGTAGAATCACCCTCGCTGTCAGGGATAACGGTAAAATCACGCTTTCTAGCTGCGTATGTGGTCACCTCAGCAACCGTAGTGGAATCGGTCAGATCCACTATGATGATAGATCGAATGGCCGCCGTTCCCAACGTTTCATTGTCAGTCAGTGCCACAATATCATCATGAACCGGGTTATCAGTATATTGATCAAACCCATAAGCCATCGAAGGGCTGAAACCAATTAAATCGGTCCGCTCGAAATCTTCGTCCGTATATTGCCGGCTGTACTCTTTCGCGTTTTTACTGGTGCTGGAATCCGTAAAGCTTCTCATCCGATGATAAGCGATGGTTCCCGCTCCTTCTGCCGGCACTCCATAAAAGGCCAGCTTGTCACTTCTTTTTACTAATACTTCACTCATGTTTTAAACCTCCTGCTTATATTTAAAATTGCACTGTATAATATACTGTGCTTTATCCAATTCGTTGTTGTACATATATCCCGGGGTGGTCGCTTGGATTGATACCGGGATCTGATTTTCGTTCATATCTGGCAAATCGTTGGAATCCGTCCAGAGCTCTAGCCATTCTGAAAAGTGTTCAAAGAAACCAATGTTATCAAGATTCTCAAGCACATCAGAACCATAAGGCTCTCGACTGCAAAAGTTAAAAGCAAACTGTCTCACGGATCCGCCATCTGTGTATTTTTTGAAGATCGGATCGACCGGAACACTTTCGATCATGTAGGCCGTGGTTTCTTCTTTGAGGTAATCAACACCAATCCCCCGGTGATATTCATCCAGGTATGGACAGGTCTTAATAAAATCTCGAATGTACTTTATAATCGTCATTTGATTTTACCTCCCGCCATATCTGCCACTGATTTTACAATCTCTTTGCCACGATCGGACCACATTCTCAAACACCATTGTCTTCCCCGCAAGCCCTTTCCTTTATGCTCATACCATTGACGCCGTGAGTAAGGCTGGATATATTCGATTGACCCCGGCTTTTCCACCGCTGTGTTTTTTAAAGGCCCTGATCGCTTCGGGACATATTTATCACTTAACCGCCTAATTTCATGTGTCATGAACTTTTGCGCTTTGCCGTTTTTATCAAGTCCTCGTTTTAATAAAATCTTCTCAGTGGGGTCTATGTTGATCTTAATTTTCGTGTCCATTATTTCGCTCCAATCTCCCAATGAGGAAGTGACGCATCGGTCAGATCGACAACGGAAATGATGGTAAATACATCGTCATAGGTGTTTTTTAGACCGTCCAGATTGTTTGGCTTAACGCCGGTAAGATCAAAGTCGACAATTCCTTTGACAATAATGTCGCCGGCATTTAGTGTGAAATACTGATCCTTCTGATCCGATCTTGCCCACGCTTTAGGTTTTAAGTAAATCTTGTCTGTGGTCACATCCCGGTCAATCAAAACCTCTGTAATATCAGCTGTCAGCAAACCTTTGTCATTTACCGTCACCGCCCGGGATCCTTGCCAGTTAATGCCATAAAGATACGTCCGGCAATAAATATCTTTCTCCAATACGCGGTCATAATATTTGTTGTAGATTGTCATGTCTGCATTGGTAATCATTCCAAACCTCGATACAATAACCCGGTGCTCGCCAGCCATACTCTCGCCGCTTCATTGAGTTTTTGTTCACTTGATTTGCCCGATGCCACATAGGATCTTGATTCCTTCCCGGCTGATTCACTGGCAATCTCCGGCCCCTTTTCTTGCTTGAAAAGTTCATCCATTACGGCACAAGTGGCCATCTTAACGGGATCTGTGACATCCTCTGTGATTCTGCCCATGGTTATCTGGTTAATGTAGGCCGTAGCCATGGAGGAAAGCCGGATGAAATCATCAGATTGAACCAGTTTTCCTCCGTATGTGGCTGTGTAGTAAGCGGAATCTACATAGACCATGTTCTTAACCTAAGATACGAACAGCCAGCTCCTGATACATGGTTTTGTAACCATAGAGCACGTCCATGGAAATCGTTTCTTTCTTATATTTGATGTCATATCCCTTAACAACACGCATTGAAACGCCGTTGTAAGAAACAACATATGCTTCAACACCAGAAGGCAATGTTAGCGGACGGGTAACAAATGCAAATGCCTGTGGTGCAAAACCGAGGTTTGCGGTATGGCTTGCAGTCACGGTGATGGCATCGGTCACGGCCAGCGCTGGGAGGGCTGGGTAAACAGTCACAGCCAATTCATCTGAGGCAGCTGTTCCGCCAGTTAAGACGGTGTAAGTTTTTCCTTTAATTGTCAGGATGTCGCCTTTAACCAGTGTCCCGGTTAAGGTTGGGCTGGTTCCGCCGGTAACGGCCAGAGTCAGGCCAGTAGCTCCTTCAGCGACGATAGCTTTAGGAACAATCTTAGGAGTCGTTCCACCGCCAACAGCTAAAGTTCCAGCGGTGTGGGTTTTGATTCCCTGAGCCATAAAGTTATTGAATGAATACAGCCGGCCCAATTCGCCTTCGCGAAGGGCATCTGTGCTTGCTGATTTTTCAGCATGGGCAACCGCATCCAAAGTGCTTAGTGATGCTTCTGCCTCTGGGTCCCATACAGCCACGCGCCCAGCCAGTGGTACCTTATTGATGTTCAATGCTTTCCGTGCGTCAGCGATAACACTCAGTGATGCAGGGGTTGTCCCGGCGACACCAGCGGTGTAAGGAATATCCTTGTACAGGAACAAACCATCGCTATTGATTTTTTCCGCCAGTGCCACCGCCGAAGGTTCGATAAACAACCGGTTAAGATCATCAATGCTCGTTGCTCCTGCGATTGCTCCCCATTCTGCATCGACTGTGGCCAGTTTATCCAGGGTTACTTCAACGCTGGACTCTTTAATGTCCTGTGCAGTAACACCGTTTGTTTCATCGAAGTCTTTCGCTTCCAGAACAACTGGTTTTTTAACCTGGATCTTTGCGCCTTTACCTGGCTGAAAATCGTTTGAGAAATCACGATAGATCAGGTTTGGGAATACCATATTTTCAATTAACCGTTGCAAGGTAAGCCTTGCAATTACTTTTACATCTAAAAATTCATTTGCCATTTTTTATTTCTCCTTCTAAACTTAAAATTATTTTTTTGCGAATGCCATTTCAAAGAACTGATCATCTGAAATAGCATTATGATCGATGGTCCGAATGCCGCCGCCGTGAGTGCCACCGGTATTTACAACAACACCTGGGGGCTCTGGTTTGGGTGCTTTATCAGGCACAAATGCCGCTGGATTACTTGCTTTAAGGGCTGTGATGTAATCATCAGCTCCTAAGAACTTTCCTTCTTCCAGCTTGAAGCCCTTGTCTTTAAATTCTGCGAACACTGCCTTTTTGGCCAGCTCTGAACTAAACTCTACGCCACCTAAAAACTTATCTACTGCAAATTCATACTCTTTGGTAGACATTTGAGTTTTTAGGGCTTCGGTATCTTGTTTGTACTTCGCTTCCCACTCATCGGCGGCCTTCTTAATCCCTTCAACGTCCAATTCTTCAAACCCTTTGATAGCGGTATTGGCTTCACTCAATTGAGTTTTGACACCTTCCAGCTCTTCTTTGGCTTTAATTACTTCCTGTTTTTGCTTTTCAACGTCAGCTTTGTATTTCTCGATATCGGTTCCATTTAGCGCAAATACGCTCTTAATCTGGTCTTCTGACAATCCTAATGCTGTTAAGTCTTCTGTTTTCATGGTTGTTGTCCTTTCCCACTAAGCGTTTTAGGTGGTCGCTGTCACCCGTGGTCCTGCTTTCATAGGCTTGCAGGGTAGCCGAATTTTAGGTATTAAAAATAGACCGTTTAACGACTTATCCAGGTCGCACCTTAACCCCGGCGAGGGGAGATTTTAAGATCACCGCCTTATCTAGTAAGATTTTTAGGCTTTGGATATGTGACTTTATGCTTGTATCCTATTCTGCCCTCTTGGCAGCCCATGCACTCTTCTGGCTAATGCTCTTCCCGAACCCCAACACTTGATTTCGCTCATTCTGCAATGGCAGTTGCGCCTTCTTGCTAAACTCTTTATAAAACTTCTTTTGCTGCTGAAGCTTAATGCTTGCCGCTGTAAAGTCTTGATCCAGTCCGGCTTCTTTGTATCCGATGAT